GTTTTAACGCACGCTCGCTTACAACTTCGCCCTTTTTTTTCCTATAACCATCAGGAAAATAGGCAATCTTATGATTAACATCAATAGTCGCAAAGTCGCCATGTTTAATCATCTTTTTGCGATCAACAGAAGATACGTCAGCATAATCAGCAAGAGGCACATTTTTAACTTCTAATACAAAATATTTGCCATGCTCATCTATTCCCGCAAAATCAAATCTGGAATTAAGTAAGCAAACCTCGCGTTTATAAGTTTTGATGTTACATAATGTTTTCAAATGGTTGTGCGTTAATGCATTTTCAACAAGTGTTTCGGCCAATTTAGGATCAATTCCGATTAATTGTTTATTAATGTATAATTGCTTGTTAATCTCTTTTTCTTCGTAAAAATAGGCTAAATAAATTTTGTAAGAGCAAACCTTTGATTTAGAGTTAACACAATTGGATTTCATAGGCGACGCATATACATAACAATCTTTTTCACATAGCCCACAACAACCCAATGACGCACAATGAGCTTGAGCAATAGAACCATCTTTAAGTTCTATGTCGGCAACATAAGGAGTTTTACATACTTTGGACGGTCTTGATACAACTTTAACTAAAATCAAATCATGCAATACATGAAGCATATGTTTAATTATTAGTATTAAGTAATTAATAATAATTAAAAAGTGAAAAGTAATAAAAATCAATTTTTTTATAGAAAAATCCAACTTTTTATAGCAAATCCAACTTTTTATAATAATAATAAATTATTTAACAAACGCATTTAAACCTTCAAGTGTTCTTTCTCCATTTAATGTTTTAATTAAATCATTTTTGCTGTCTAATAATACTATTGTTGGAAAACCAGAAATATTATATTTTTGTAACATAGTATCGGCACCCTTGGATTCTATTTTATAAGTAGGTATTGGAGATGTTGCTTTAAACTTATCCCATGTTGGAGTAAACTCCTTACAATGCCCACAACCTTCCATGTAAAAATATACTATTTTCTTTTCAGATTTATCATTTTGCAATTTTGAAACATCATTGCCAAAACTTCCAAAATTACCTAAATTTTCTACAGATTTGTTAAAAAAGAAGAATGCTACTATACTTAATATAAATATTAGCGCTAAATATATGAATGATGTGGATAAATTTACAAACGGAATATTCTTTTGAATAGTCTTTAATATTCTTACTTTAGCCATTTTATATTATAGTATAATATAAAATAATAAAATAATAAAATATAAAATATAAAATAATAAAATATAAATATATTTATTTATGTTTAATTTTTAGTGTATATTTTTTTTTCCCACCTATTATTTTTTTTTCTTCTAAATCAAAGCCTTCTTTTTTCATTTTATAACTTTTTGTTTCATCTTTTTTGTCATAATTTGTTTCATATTTTTTGTCAGAATTTGTTTCATATTTTTTGTCAAGTATAGCAGGATTAGCTTTTTTTGATTTATTAAAATTTAAAAGTTTAGTATACAAATACGTTTCTGGAATATTTAATTTAGTATAAAATAAGTCGTTAAAAGCTTTATCTAATGTTCTAGCTCTTTCTAAACACACTTCGGCAACTAATCGCTTTTGCATATTTGGTTTGTTACCTTGCTCGTCTGCTTTATAACATAAAAAAACAATAAAAATCAAATAAGTATTTGTATCGCTTAAACGGTTATCTTTTGGAATGATTTTATACACGTCGAATTTGTCTGTTAAATGTATATTAGGTCTAGGAGCAGGAGCAGGACCAGCAGGAGCAGCAGGAGCAGCAGGACCACTATCTACAGGAACTGATTGATCATTTGGGAGCATTAGCTCTCTCTTTTTTTTAAAAAGCTTAATAACTTTTTCGCTATTTATATTTTTATAGTCAATAACTTTATTTTGCACAATACTATAAAATTTAGGACTAGTTGTAGATGTGGGTTTAGGTTTAGTTTTAGCAGTGTCTTCATTATCTGGAAGTTTATGACTAATTAACGTATCATAAACGAAGTATTTATCATTATTATGTTTTATTTCCTTACCATTATATAGCTTAAGCACATTTTTTAATAAATATATAATATTTAACGGAATATTTCTATCTTTAATTTTATTGTCATTTTCGATTATTTCAGCTTTATCAGCTTTATCAGTTATTTTTTCATCAAGGTTTTCGAATTTAATATCTAATAGATCATTAAATTCATTTAATGCAGTTTCATTGAAAAACATTTCTTCTTTATTTTTTATAATTTTTTGTATTTTTATGCTATTTAAAAGTCTTTTTATTTTAGCATCATAAAGATTATATTCAATTGTGTCATAAATATATATGGACTTGTAATTATTAGAGCTAGGATTTGTTAAGAAATTATTAGGTTCAAAATCACTTATTTTTAATGGAATAGTGTTGTCCAATATTTCTTTATTATCTAGTATATAGTTAATTTTTAATATAGGATTACGATTAATGTATGTTATATCGGCTCTAAATTTAATAGTTGCAATTAAAGAACTATCTGGACCCATAGATCGTATAAAGGGGTTATTTTCTTCTAATTTAAGATTTTTAACGTAGAATTTTTTAGTGGTGCCGTTATCAATATCTTCTGCGTTAATGATTGTGGTATCTACTAAATAAATTTTTTTAATTATGTATAAAATATTATGAAATAATAATACAGTTTGTTCTTCGTTATCATCTAATAACTCAATGTTGGTTTTATTTGGAAATACATATTTAACATTTTCTTTAATTATTTGCATTCTTTTTTCCTTAGTATTAAACAAAGTAGGTGTTCGGTATATACCCGAATTAGTGTCTGGATTTAGTGCTTTGCTCAAATTGTCGCTTATAGCACTAAAAATATAGTCTAAATATTTTGTATCTAAAAAATATTCGTATTTTTCATGAGCATGAAATTGAATAGTGTCATCTAATTCTGTAGATTTATTTAACATAATGTTACTCAAATTGGTTCTAAATTTTTCGTTAAATTTGTCTTTGGTTTTGTCTTTATTAATAATATTATATTTATTTTTAATTTCGGACATTAGTGGTTTGCTAGTTAATAGCCTAAATAAATTTTTAATAACATCATCATAAAATATTTCTTCATTAGCATCACTGTCTATCCTAGCAATGAAATCGTTTACCTTAGTTATTTCATTTTCTCTTTCACTTTGTAGGGCTGCTTGCTTGTCTGGAGTTGTTGCTTTAGATTGAATAGATGTTTGTACTTCATTGTTATTTAAAAAATCTAGAGCAATTTGTAAAATAAATTTTAATGTATCATTTCTAACTGCAACCAGAGAATGATTTCCAATGGTTTCATAAAATTCATTTTTTATATCTACTTCGTTTCTACTGGAAAATTCCATGAATTTATATTTACTATTTTGCGATTTAGAAGTCAAACTCTTTATTTGTTGTAATACATCACTATCAATATAAGCATTTTCTCTTGACATTAATAACTTGAGTTCTGCTATTGCACTAGCCATAGATTGTTCTGCAAAATTTTCTAATAATATTTGGGACATATTATCAATAATAAATTCTTTTTCATATGGATCATTATTTTTGGTTAATACTATTTTTATAGTATACAATCTTTTTGTAGTAGCTGCCATGATTATATTAATAATAGTTAATAATTATTAAATAATTACTAATTATTATATGTTAATTATATGTTAATTATTTACTAATGTTGTTAAACGCTTCTACTTTTTCTAATTTTTTATAATTATCAATTTGACCGCGAGCTTTACTTAATATAGCATATGCTTTATTAATCTCATCATCAGAAATAATTTTGTCTTTATTTGTATCGATCATTGATGCCAACTTTTTATATTTTTCGGGCAATATAGTATAGTTAGATTTTTCGTTAAATACAAAATTTGCTAAAATAATGAAAATACCTGTTATAATAAATGACATTAATAAATCTTTAGTGGCAATAAAGGATATAGTAAAAATAAGAGCTTCGCGAGCAATATTTTTGAGTATCATTTCTTGACCATTTGTTAACCGCAACTCAATATATCGCGAACCAATATTCATAAATATCATAAGTAATCCCAGCAATAATTTACTAGTGCTTAAATTAGTTAACATTTTATTAATATCAAATGTTTTTAAAGCGTCAAATTTTTTAAAAAAATTCTTATATTTTTTATATGGATTATACATATATTATTATTATAATAATATATAAAAATAATATATAAAACTAATAAATAAAAAACACTATTGCGAAACAATATAATTAAAAAACAATATAAAGAATAAACACTAATATTTATTTAGAGACCAAGCTAAACAATCTAGCCTAGCCTAGCCTAAGCAAAAAACGATTTATAGTGTATCCAATTAAAAACCCAATAAGATTTGGGACTAATTCAGCAACCGACCCATGCCACCCATGTAGTGTTGAATTTTTTACATTAAATAATTTATCAATATAATTTAGCGGTTTTTCAATCCCACGATAAACAGTATAATTGGTAATAGGGTTATTACTTTCATTATAATCCGGCGGAGGATAGCGTAAACAACCTCCACTATACTTTATTGCAAGTATAGGAAATTTGTCTAAAATATACTCAGCAAATTCCCATAAAATACCTATAATTTGAATACTATAAAAATAAGAAGGAAATAATATTCCAAGTATTATAAATAGAAATAAATGATTTGGCTGAACTCCGTAGAATTCTTTTCTAATGCACGTCGTGTTGCTTGAACATGGACAACTTTGCCCATAATAATACGCCCATACTAAGAATAAAACACAAAATAATAGTATGCCATTTTTATCATTATAAAATTTCATATATTATATTATATTATATTATATTATACTATAATATAGTATATGGGTTATATAAAAACCTTTATAATTAATAAACATTTTAAAAAAATATTTAAGTTATTCTTAATAATAACGTTATTAATAATTTTAACTACACTAATGTACTCATTATTTAATAAAAATAATTCGTTTATAGAAAATTTAGATGGCATAGATAAGAGTAAAACCAGAATAGAATGCTCCCTTGTTACATCACAAATTAATAAACACAGAGATCACCAATTTGTAGTAAAAAATGGCGACTGGGACACACTAGTTAATAAGTATAGCGGAAATCCAAGAATAAGCATGCGAACTGTAAATATAGATAATATATCCACTATTGTTGATACTAAACAATTTGTATTTGCACACAGCGAATTTCCTATGGTTATAATATCGATTTATCTTAATGATAAAAGATATACAATAGCATTATTTAAACAGTCACAATTATCTTATACTAATGTGAACAACATAATGGAAGCAATAATTAAGCATTTGTTCTAATACATGATTTATTACATGATTTATAATATTAGATAATTTATAATATTATAATAAACAAGTAATTAATAACTTTATTTAGTAGTTTTTACAAATAATATAATCTTATTTTTTTATAATAATATAATATGTTTCAATTAAGCCCTGCTCTAATAGATTCTGAAAATAGTAATTTAATAGACACAAAATTAAATAAGAAACCATCTTCGATGGCAAATAAAACTTTAAAAAAGAAAAATGTGGCATTTGACGAAACAAGCAATAGCAACAGCAATAGCAATAGCAATAACGACAATAACGATAGTATAAAAAATAAAATAACAAGTTTAGGAAATCTCATGTCAAAAATCCACACTAATAGTCAAGAAGAAGATACTTATAGTAGCACAAATTATCAAGCCAATGTAATAGATGAAAGCATTAGCAATTCTTTAACAAACAGCCTAAATAGTGAACTAGCTAAAATACAAAAAATGAGAGAAACAGGAAATAATTTACCCCAAAATAAATTTTTGGATAATTTAAATAATCCAACTAATCCAATTAATTCTGACAATTTAACTAATCCAATTTATCCCAACAATTCTCTCGGCCTAGATAATTCAAATAGAGATAACAACGTATTAGGAAATTATAATTCTTCGAAAAGTAGCTTATCAAATTACAATGAAAGTTATAATGCCACGTCGCATAACAATGAAAGCGCAGCAAATTTTGACAATAACAAATTATTAACAAAACTAAATTACATAATACATTTATTAGAAGAACAACACAATGAGAAAACTAACCATATTACTGAGGAGCTAATTTTATATTTATTTTTAGGACTGTTTATACTATTTGTTTTAGATTCCTTCGCCCGTGCAAGCAAATATCAGAGATAATCCATTAAGAAGCCTTTTTAAGAATAAATAAAAACTCATGTGGATGGTCAATATTATCAAATGTTTTCTTATCTTTTATAATAAATCCCTTTCCTTTAGCAATATTTAGTATTTCGTCAATTGTTGGCATATATAAATTAATAGTATTTTTGCGAATACTATTTGTTTCAATGTTTTCGAACGTTTCTTCATAATACGAATATGGAGTATTATAATTATTAATTTGTGATAATGCTACTTCATGTGTATCATTACTCTCCTGACTATCAGTTTCATCATTCTTCTTATATGTACATAAATATTCTAAATTAGCATTAAATTTAATGAAATTTCTTGTAATATTATTATTATGCTTTTCGGGGTTATATAAAATATTTTTATCATGTTTATAAATCACAAAAGGCTTGAATTTATCCCTGTCTACAAGATGTAGTATTAATAGTCCGTCCGATGTTAATAATAATGAACAATTATCAAAAAATGTTTCCTTATCCTTAATATAATAAATGGTTTTATTTAAGCATATTATATGCGTAAATGTACTATAATCAAATAAATTATTTTTCAAAATATCTCCTACAAAAAACCTACAATCATTATATTTAGATTTGGCTTTTTCTATCATTATTTTGGATTTATCAACACCAGTAACATCATATTTCATTTTATTTAATAAATAAGTATGGTAACCCGTTCCACATCCTATATCTAAAAACTTTACAAATTTCTTGTTTTTAGCATAATTTATAATCACTTTCAATTGGGCAACATCTCTGTCTTTGTTTTCATGAATGTCATCATAATATTTAGAATAAAATGCGTCATACACTTCATTATCTATTTTGCTTTCAAATCTTTTTCCTGATGTCATATCCTCATAGTTCTCGTATATTAATGGTCTGGGATTTACTAAATACGTAAAAACAATTATTAGCACTATTATAAATATTTTATGTAATAACGGTAAGTCAACAAAACTTTTATAGGCTTTAAAAATATTAGATTTCATTATGGAATACATTATTATTAAATAATAATATATATTATTATTATTTATTAATATAAAAATTTTATGTATATATAAAAATATTTTAATGTGTTTCATAAGTATTAAATAATATTAATAATTATGGAACCATCTTACATAAATGATGGCCGCCCATCATTTAGGAATATAACTTTTTCAAAGTTTCAAAAATCTAAAGCTCGTATTGAGCTAATTAAAAATTTATATGATGAAAAAATAGAAAATGCATGTTATTGGAGCGCTGAATTTATATGTGCCGGCCACTTTTTAGACCTATGGGATATTATTTTATACTATTCATATAAATATATACATAATGGTAATCCAAAATTATCATTATATTTAAATATGCGCTATAACCATTTTGCAGCCATTTTAAATAATGGATACAATGATAATATTATCAAAATGAGAAACAATGATAAAATACGCAGATTATTTTGCGAACTTATATGTGTATTGTGTTATTCAAATAAGAAGAATGTTATATGTGATGTAAAATTAGATAAAAATAATTCATTTGAATTATCTACAATGAGCGAGAAATTCAAAGCCCCAAATATAACTTATGTAGATGCTATATTAAAGCAAGATGATCCAAAAGAACTAATAATACCTATAAATGAACTGGTCTATAATTTAATAAGTAAAAATATTATTCAGGTTTGTTATTGGTATGAATGGCTAATAGAATATGAAAATATATGTATTAAAAAAAAACGAAAATGTAAAGAATTGAAAACACATGCTGCTTGAATTCTTATACTACATAATGCTGTTCCCCTGCTATTAAAAGCAACAAAAAAGAAAAGAAATTATATAGCTAGCAGCTATATACAGTATATTTCCAGTTATCTAGCTATAGAATCCAAACGTGAAGACGGATGACCGTGGAAGCCCAACGGATCAGTAGTGCTGGTGTGCTAAACGAGATTCAACGAC